CCTTGTACGTCACCAATACGCCGGTCACTTGGTATCACCGTCACGGCAACAATCCGAACCGCGTCGATACGGTAGTTAAACAGCTCCAGGATCTGTATTACTCCGCAACGCCGGTAACAGTCGTCACCTCGGACACCTCATACACCAACATGGCGATTGAGAGCATGACGATTAGCAAATCGGTCGATGTTGGCTATGCCAGAGAAATCCCGATCTCCTTCCGAAAGATTCGCATTACCCAGGCGACCACGACGATGGTGCCTGACAGCTACGGCAAGAGCGGAGACACCCGTGCCCCTGCTGGAACTGCTAATACTTCTACAGGAAACAGCTCGGGCCCTGACACTTCATCGTCTTCCAAAAAACCTTTGACCAGTACCTTGTACGATGGGTTCAAAAGTTTTGGAATCATCTGAAAGGAGCCGGAATGGAGTATATCATCATCGAAGTGCCGGACATGAACGACAGCATCTCTCGTATTGTGTTGAACGGGACAGCTTATATGCTCCGCTTCTCATATAACGATACCTGCGATTACTGGAAGTTCAGCCTGTACACCGCTCAAAATGACCCCATTGTCTTGGGCATAAAAATCGTTCCGCGTTTTCCGCTCAATGTTTTCTATGGCGTGACAAGCATACCCGATGGCTTCTTTGCTGTCTTGACCAAGAAAGATAGGGTAGGGCGGAACGATTTCAAAGATGGAAGTGCGCAGTTTATTTTCGCTCCCGTGAAGATCGAGAAATAGACCGCGCTTTTTCTATACCTCCTGTCATTGGGCGTCCTGCGGGTACTCCGCAGGACAGTCCGATGACGTTCCACGGAATTTCCGTGGAATTTCCTTGGAATTTCCGTGGATTTTCCGTGGAAATTCCAGACATAACCGTAACCGTAACCTTACCGTAACCGTAACCTTTTATATATAAATACATATGGTCATTTTGGGCAAAAGTGGCCACCAAATGCACCACAGAAACCGCTTGAAAAGGAGAGCAAGAGATGGCTGGTTATAAAAACTTCGACAGACAGTACCGCATCTCTTGTGGTCCTGGAGGAGGAACAGGCTTTGAGATTGGGGAGACCCATCCTGGACAGACTGTTCCGCTTCATATCAGTTTTTCCATTCAGAAGAGTGAGCTTGAAACACAGAACACTGGCCGCGTCACTATCTGGAATCTGAACAAGGAACATCTTGCAGTCGTCAATGAAAAGGATTGCGTTCTAACCCTGAAAGCAGGCTACGGAAACGTGTTGCCCCTCATCTTCTCTGGCATCATCAGTTTTGTGGCAACGACCAACGACGGAGCAGACCGCAAGACTGAAATCGAGGTTGTGGACAACCTTGTGGAGATTCGAGATACCTACGTCAGTGTTTCGTACAACGGTACAGTCAATTGGAAGACGATCTTCGATGACGTGGCCGCACAAATGGGAGTGGCTGTGTCCTACTCCTACAACGCAGAGTTTGTGGACATCCATAATGGCTTCAGTTACGTTGGACAGGCGAGAGATATCATGACAAAGGGTTGTAACTGCTGCGGCCTGTCCTGGAGCTTGCAGAACGGTGTCATGCAGGTAAAGAAGCCTCATGATGTGATGAGCAAGGAAGTGTATCTACTTTCTGCTGAAACCGGCCTGCTTGGCATCCCGGCCAAAGTAGCTGCAACGGAATCAGGAAGCACAGGTGCCAATGAGCAGGGATGGGACGTTCAGTATTTCCTGAACGGTTCGATTCATATTGACGACTATGTGAAAGTTGAGTCGGAGACCGTGACTGGTTACTTCCGGGTGTACTCCATCGACATGGAGGGCGACAACGTGAGCGGCGACTGGATCTGCACGGCAAGATTGTTGGAGGTGCAAGGATAATGCTTCAAGAATTTGTACAGCAGATTACCAACACCATCCATAAAGAACTCAAGGGCGTACACACTGCTATGCCTGGTAAAATCATTTCCTTCGACCCGGCCAAGATGCTGGCCACCGTACAGCCGGCGCTGAAATACAAGAAGCCGAACGGAAAGACCATCGACTACCCGCAGATCACAGGCGTCCCCGTTGTGTTCCCGCAGGGCGCAAATCAGCAGGCAACAATTGCATTCCCTGTGAAATCGGGAGACGGCTGCCTCATCGTTATCTCCGAACAGTCTCTTGACTACTGGATGTTCGGGCAGGAAACAGACACCGACCTCCGCTTCGATATGACCAACGCCATGTGCATTCCCGGGCTGTTTATGAAACAGAACCCTGCGGTGCAGGCGGCGTATGACGACAATGCGGTTGTGATCGACAACAAAGGAACCCGCGTCACGGTAAAACCTGGCATCGTCAAGATCGACTCTACAGACGTAGTGATAAACGGTAATGTTACTGTCAATGGAACGGTCACAGCCACCGGCGATGTGAAAGGCCGGGGCATCAGTCTCGCATCCCATACACACGGAGGAGACAGCGGCGGACAGACATCTTCGCCGTCATAACATAGGTCGCCAAAACGCCTACAGGCGTTTTTCGCGGCCTTTTTCTAATGGCATCAACTTACCTACAGATAGTCTAAAGTACGATGCCTCAAGCGGCCATTTAATTTTGCGACACTCAAGCAGGAAAGGGGAGATAAGAAAATGTTGGACATCTTGCTCGATCGAGATGGCGACATCAAGGTTTCGGCGCTTGGTGATATTTCCACCACCCAAAGCGTTCGACAGGCGGTGCTTATCAGGCTCCGCTGGATCTTCAATGAATGGAGACTCGGCCCCGAATTTGGCTTCCCCTGGTTTGAAGAAGTGTTTGTAAAGAACCCGAACACAGTAAAGATCCGGCAGTTAGTACGCGACGAAATAATGAAGGTCAAAGAAGTGACTGCGGCCAACATAGATGTACTTATCTATGACCCAAAGCAGCGCTGCATCTCTATTGTGTACACCTGCTCGGTTGGAGAAGCGGTTTTCAAAGAGGAGGTGAAAATGTATGCCTGAATACGGATTGACCCCGAACGGTCCGAACATCAAACGCCTGGACACCATTATTGATGACTTGCACAAAAACCTTTCTGAGCGATGGGGCGTAAATACTCGGCAGAACCCGGAATCGTTTTTGAATCATTTGCTCACCAACATTGCTGACCGTGCTGCGGAGCTCTGGGAGTTCGGTGAAGACATATACTACTCCATGTATCCTGCGACTGCGGAAGGCAGAAGCCTGGATAATGCTGCACAGTACGGTGGATCTACGCGAGAAACTGCTGCAAAATCCTACTATCCCATCCACTGCACTGGTATTGATGGTACGACTCTTGCAGCCGGCACGATGATTTCGTCTACTACGAATCCTACTACACAACTAAGCTTGACTGATACGCGGCAAATCACCAGAAGCGCGTTCAATCAAGTTGGGATTAAGGTCGCTTCCGCAGAAAGCGGCGATGTTTACACCGCAGCCATTAACGGCGCGGTATATTCTTATTCCTCGACGGAAGCGAATGCAGTTGCCATTCTGAGCGGCCTTGCGTCTGCAATTAAGGAACCAGGATTTACTGCGGAGGTAGATGAGACAAACGAGTTGTTAATTCTGGGCGCAAATGACCCGACCTCAGTCAACGCATTGGTCCTCTCAGAAAACCTGACGACTGACACCGTTACATCGGTGATTGTGTTCGGCACGGTTGAGACCGGCGACATTCTCTTGCCGGAGGGTGTTATTACGAACATCGTTAAGGCGGATGCTGGCCTTCTTAGCGTTGTCAATCGCTGCGCATACATTGCTGGCCGTGATGAAGAGACGGACGCTGAGTTCCGCCAGTCCTACGCGGACAAGATTTTCAACAGATCGTCCATGATGCTTGAGAGCATCAGAAGCGCGATTCTGAACAATGTGCAGGGCGTAAAAAGCGTTGCCCCGTATGAGAACCCCAGCCATGAATGGGATGAATACGGCAGACCGCCTCACAGCATCGAAATTGTTGTGGACGGCGGCGACTCCACAGAAATCGCCAAGCAGATTCTTGCCAATAAGGCCGGTGGCATCAACACATTCGGTAGTACCGCTGTCGTCGTGGCCGGTGCTTATGATGAAGATATCACGATTCGATTCAATCGCCCGACAACGATTTACACCTGGTTCCGCCTTGGCATTACGCTCAGAAAGAACGAAGCCATTCCTCCGAACTATGTTGAGCTGCTGCGCGAAGTGGTAATGAGGAATATGGACTTACTCGATGCCGGAAGCGACGTTGTCCCGCAGGAATTTATGAGTGAGCTTTATGATGCCTGTTCTGGCATCAGCTACATCGACATTCGAATCTACACCACGGAAGACCCGGCAGGGGAGCCTGATGACTACCCTGTTAGAAGCGCTGAAATCACTGCGCGTCAGCGGGCATACACGAATGAAGAGATGATCGAGGTGGCGATTGATGGTTGATTACGTCGCCCTGTTGAAGGAAGACCTCGTAGAGCAGTTTAAGGGAAAGGCCAACATCGAAAGCCTGGTGGAAGTCATTGGTATAGAGTTCCAGCAGGTGTTTGACTTTTATCAACAGCTCAGAAACGACCGCGATGTATACACCGCCGTGGGCAAGCAGCTCGACGGCGTAGGCAACATTGTCGATCTGAGCAGAATGGAAGCAGGACAGCTTGCAGGCGACCCGATTCCGTTCGACATCATCGATGACGAGACCTACCGTCAGTACCTCATTTACAAGATTCTGAAGAACAACTGCGATTGTACCTACATGGACATCATCAAGGCGTTTCGCATGTTCTGGGATCGTCCTCTGTACTACTCGGAGGACCCGGAGCAGCCTGCCACAATGATTTTCGATACCGGCGAAATGCAGGGCCTGGTAGATACGTCGCCTCTGTTTCGGACTCCGCTGATTCGAGCAGCGGGCGTCACGCTGAAGATATACGCAAGGACATCAACACCAATCGACAGCCCGGAAATATATATGGGCTGCGGTCTTGGCTACGCTGTCACTGTGACCGACCTCCCCATCTTAGAAAGAGAGATCGATTTCGGCACCGAAGTGCATGTTTCCTCGAATTTTGGAACTATATCGCACGATCCTGTTTTCGCATATGAAGAACGAAAGGCGGGAAGTATGCGAATCAATCTTGGC